TTGAGTTATACTAGTCGTGACGTTGATCAGACACTATAACGTTTTATGCGGGCGCTATAATGCTCGCTTGTGAGTTTCGAATCTCACATGTAATATATTACTCATTTTGCTTGAGTATAAGAAGCAAACAAGCTCTAGTTGAGCACAAATGCAATGTTATGATTAAACAAAACAAACAAACCAAAAGCAAAAAAATCAAAGAAAAGCCTTTCGCGGTAATACCTTTTTAAAGGAACTTAAAGCAGCTGTTGCAACTCGTCAAAATCGAGGTGGACAGATGAAGCCTAATAAGTCACGAAAGCAAAAAAGAGGGATGCCCGGGAAATTAATGAATTTCGCCGGAAGCAACAACAGAGTGGCAGATTTGTCAAATGTTGTTGGTACTAGCCAAGGTCAAGGCTTCGGCAATAAGAAAAGAATTATTGTCGAAGAATCCGAATATATTGGTGAAGTACTTAGTCTTGGTAGTGATCTGACGCCTGCAGGACCATACACTAATGTGTATGTGTTGCCTTGCAATCCAGGTCAAGCCATGACATTTCCCTGGTTATATACAATAGCTAAGAATTATGAGAAATATCGATTTTTAGCATTGAAGTTCATCTACAAACCAGAAGTTACTGAGTTTTCGGTTACTGGGTCAAATACTGGTAAAGTTATTTTATCAGCTGATTATGATGCCAGCGATGCTCCCCCCTCTAGTAAACAACAACAAGAAGATACGGATCCACATACTGATGGAATGCCATATCAGAGCATACTCTTGTCGTTAGACCCTAGTGAAATGCATCGTAATTCCGATGCTAAGTACGTTAGACCTGCCGGTTTACCTGGCAGTGCCGATATTAAAACGTACGATTGCGCTAATTTCACTATTTCCGTTCAGGGTCAATCTGGTAACGTTCAAACTCTTGGAGAGTTACATGTTTCCTACATAGTTGAACTTAGTGTTCCTGTGTTGGAAAACAATGTTATCCAAGCACCTTTAAATTATTCTGTTACG